GTCTTTATGTTTGACGAGTTCGTCGCAACGGTCGAGAACGGCGAGATCGGCACCCAAGCGGATGTGGCCGTGTAGATGGCGAGCTTGACCTTCGAGCCGCCGCCGTCAACCGCGACAGAGCCGAACCGCAGCGGTGCCTCGGCGCGGTCGCCCGCTTCGTAGTCACGCACGACCGCCGCGATCCGCTCGGCCGAGCCCTTCGTGAAGGTGACTCGCTGCGGCCGTGCCGGTTGTCCGTCCGGTCGCTGCGGCATCTCAGCCCTCGTAGATCGAGATGACGAGGCGTGAGTTCGAGACAGCCGCCTTCGCGCCGTAGTCGCCTGCCGCGAGACGCATCACCGCAGCCTCGCCCGCACGCAGCGTCACGGCTTCGTAGAGCGTCGTGCCGTCCAGCCTGCCAAACGAGACGGTGTGCGTGCCGGTCGTCGTCAGGGACCGAGCGAACGCGAGCCCGACGCTGGAGAGCGACGATGTCGAGATCGCCTGCGTGGCGGTCCCGAGGTTCAGCGTCAGGGCGATCATGCCCGTGGTGGTCATATCCGCAGTGACGCCGCTCGCGGCGAACGACTGCGAGAGCGCGCCCTTCGCGACTTGCCCGTTGATCGTGTAGTTCACGTCTGCCATGTTCGCCTCAGAACGGTGGGGTGCCGAAGTAGCCGGAAAAATCGACCTCACGAAAGACGCGACGAGTGAGGATGATCGGCAGCGAGCCTTCTGCCGCGAGCCCGCCTGCCTCGGTCAATGCGACGGGGCTCGACGCGGCGATGGGCTCTCCCTCCAGCTCTACCGTCGCTCGCTTTTTCTTTGACCCGTCGATGTAGTTGAGCCCTATGTTCGGCAGCAGCAGATCCCATCCGCTCTGCCGGAAGACGAGCTCGGTGGTTCCGCTCCAGTAGTTGATCTCGATGCCGTTGACGACCTCGGACTGCCGTGACGCCGAGATCCCGGAGCACTGCCACGTGTGCGGCCCGCCCCACAGGTAGCCGCCAGCGTTCACGCAGTTGGTCACGCCCGCAGCGAGATCGGCCGGGAACGTCGCCCGGTTCCATGCGATCGTCGCCCGCAGTTCGGCTTCGAGCGTTGTCAGCCCCTCGAAGTAGTCGTTCGCCGCGTTGACGAGCGGACGCTTATCGCCGTTGCCGTTGCCGTGGTAGTAGACGAGAGCGGGCACCTGGGCACCGCCTGTCGAGAACGACCACACGTCAGGACGGGCCAGCGGGTTCGCCTGGAAGTCGGTCGTGCCAACCTGCGGCAGTTCGTAGCTGTACGTCGCCTCGACGTGATACCGATCGGTCTCGGTGAACGAGCCATTCGTGCAGACGAGGTACGCGTACTCGGGATGTGCGCTCCCGTGGTAGATGCCCACCGCATCGAGTACAGCCTGCTGCGACTCGGGTGCATCGACCGTGATGACGACCTTGCGCTGGGCCGTCGGCGACGAGCCGAATCGGTGCTCGAACGTGCGAGGCAGGATCTCGGTGGTTTGGAGGATTGCCATGAGTTAGCCGCCGATGATCTCGACCGGATTCGCACCGATAGCGATGAGCGCCTGCTTGATCTCGTCGAGCTTCCGCACCTGCTGGCGTGCCTGCTCAATGGCCGGGTCTTCGCGCCCTGTCGCGAGAGCGAGAAACTGCGACGCCCCCTCTGCGGTACGCAGGTCGTTGACGCTGAGCGCCCTCTGCGCAGGTCGGCTCAGTTCGGCGGCGATGTCGGCGCGAATCGAAACCCCCTCGGCAGCGAGGTTTTTGAGCGCCTGCCTTGCCTCGCCGCCGTTGACGAGGCCTCGGTCGAAAGCCTCGCGGACCTTCACGAACTGGTCTCGCAGCGTCGTTACCGGCTTCAGGAGTCCCTCGTCGATGCCGAAGGCGGCGAGGTCTCGCTCGCGGGCTTGCCGCTTGGCTTCAATCGTCGCAGCCGCTGCGGTCTCCTGAGTCAGTCGCAGCCGCTCCTGCGCCGCCTGGAGCGAAGCCCGATCACCGCTCTGCTTCGCCGCAGAGACAGCCGCCTCGGCGTCAGCGAGCGATTGCGTGATGGCGAGCAGATCCTTCGACAACTGGACGCGAGACTGCTCTGCCGCTGAGACGCCAGCCGACGCGAGCTCTTCCGTTCTCTTGCGTGCCGCATCGGACGCCTGCTGCGCCGCTTGGGCCGCTGCCTTGGTCGCCTCCTCTTCAGCCTTGCGTGCTTCGACGATCTTCTGGATCTCAACGAGGACGACTGCGGCCGACTCTGCGATCGCTTCCTGCTGAATCGCTGAATCGACAATGCCCCTCTCTACACCTTCGATGTAGAACGTGAGCGTCTCGAACGCTTCGCCGACCGCCACAGGAACATTCGCCAGACCGCCAGCCTCTTTCGCGAGGTTGCGGAATGCGGTGCTCGCCTCGTTGATGCCGTCTTGGACGAGCGTTCGCTCGGTGATCTCAGCTGGCAACTTGAACGCCTGTGTCGCCTCGTCACCGAACTCACGAACGGCTTGCGTTGCGTCGCGAGTCGCCTGTTCTGCGGCAGCGATTGCAGCGCTTGCGTTGGCGATCGCGCCCTGCGAGTCCGCGCCTGCATCGCTGGCAGACGAGGCCCAATTCAAGAGAGCCCCGGCAGCCGCACCAGCCAGCACGACGATGAGCCCTATTCCGGTGCGGGACAGGAGAGTCGTGATCGCTGCCGAGAGCGCCGCAGTGGCAGCGGCAGCAGACAGTCCCGCCAATGAATACCCGGCCAGCGCACCGGCGGCAGCCAGCGCACCGACGGCAGCGCCTCGAAGGTTCTTGGCGATGAATGAAAGTGAGTTGGCAATCGCCGGGAACACGGTCGCCGCTAGCGGAGCGCTCGCTTGATAGACCGACAGGAACGCCTCGCCGAACGCGGAGATCACCTGCGACGCACCGCCGATGAGAGACGTGATCGATGTGGCGATCTGCCGTACGTCCAGCGACGCGATGAACGTGGCGGCGTTCTCCGCTGCGTCAACCAGTGCGGGGGCAAGCTCCGCTGCCACGCGAGCAGTAAAGGCTCGGAATGTAGCCGACACGATTTCAAGGGAGTCATCGAGTGCAGCGAGGCTCCTCACCTGCGGCTCGCCGAGCACGAGACCGAGACGCACAGCCTCGGCTCGCATGTTCTCAAGAAACCCGGCTCCTTCGGCAAACACCGGCACAAGCTCGGCACCGGCCTTGCCGAAAACACTGACCGCAGCCGCCGCCTGCTGTGCGGGATTTGGCAGTTTCGCGATCGCTGCGGACACCGCCTCGAAGGCAGCCTCGGGACTCAGCCGCGTCAGTTCGTCTACAGACAAGCCGAGATCGGCGAACGACCTTGCCGCCGCCTTGTTGCCGGTCTGCGCTTCGCCGAGATTGATGCCCAGCTTTTGGACGCTGCGGCCAAACGTCTCAACGCTGACGCCGCTTTGCTCGGCAGCGAACTGATACGCCTGTAGCGACTGAACGCTGACACCGGTGCGATTGCTCAGGTCGTCAACGCCAGCGATCGCTGCGGCAGACCCGGAGACAATGGCCGAGAGAGACCTTGTCGCCGCCGTGATGGACGACACGAAAACGCGGGAAATCTCGATCGTCTTCAGTACAGCCAGGTCGGCAGAAGCCTTGCGTCCAGCTTGGGCCATCCCTTGCAGTTTCGCCGACACGTCGCGAGCGGCCGACGCGAGTTGCGTCGTGTTCGCGCTGATCTGCATCGCAAGTGCGAGATCGGTAGCCATGCTAGCCTTCCAGGTCCGCTTTCATCTTCGCGATCGTCGCGTGAATCTGAGTCCAGTGCTGCGGCGTACTTGTGTCGATTGGAATGAACTGCTCCGGGCTCGGCGTTTTCTTTGTGTGCGGAGCGAGCTCGCACGTGGCGAGCATTGCCATCTGCATCCAACTGTCGTTGAGCGGGCGAAACCATCGCGAGTACGCGATCCACGTCGAGAACTCTCGCGAGTCCATCTGGTCGATTTCAGCGAGTGTTTTCCCGAGATGCCCAGCCAGACGCAGCTTGAACAGCAGCGAGGGCCGGGCGTTTATTCCCCCGCGAGTTTGCGAATCTCCTCCTCGGTCATGGCGTTGTGCTTCATCGCGGCCGTCCATACCTTGTGGACGTGATCCGAAGGCAACTGCTTTATCGCCTCTATTCCATCGCCGCCTGGGTACAGGAGCTTCCCCTTTTCGTCGCACAGCGTGCGGGACACGAGCTCGCTGCGGAAGTCTGGGAATATCTTGCCGCCGTGCTCGATCACGAGCACTTCATAGGCGTCGCGATCTCCGACGCTCATCACCCGCACGAAGCACTCGCCGCCGAACGCCTCGACGGGGGCAATACGCGCCGAAGAAGATTCGATCTGCTCTCGCGTCAGTGCCATTTCAGTTGTCCAAAAGGGTGAACTCAGCGGTGTACCGAGCCACGCCGTTGACTTCAGCGGCAGCGGACACCGAGTCCAATACTGCCTTCTGAGTCAAGTTCATGCCGCCACCCGTGATCGTGATGGTGTCACGGTTGCCGACGAGCGAGATGCTCGGGACGGTGCCGAACGCAGCCACCGAGACGCTGCCGGGATTCGGGTTGAAGTTCGCAGACCGGCCGACGTTCTCGCCGCCGTATGTCCACGAAAGACCGGAGATCTCGGTGAACGTCACGCTGCCCCACGTCGCCGAGATGCCCGTCGAGTACGTCGCCACTGCGGGAACCTCCCCGCGTCAGCGAGCCACGCGGAACGTGGCCGAACCCCGGATCACATCGTTCGTCGCGAGGGTGACCGACGAGCTCGACACGGTCGCCGACTTCGAGAGCGTGATGCCGCCCGTGATCGCGAGCGTGCCCGTCGTGGCGTCGTTGATGACCGTGTTGCCGAGATACTCGATCGTCACCTCGCGGCCCGTGTCGGTCGCGGAGCCCTTCAGCGGGCGGTCCATCGTGGCGACCTGAGCTCCGGTCGTGAGCCCGAGATGCGACACGTCGATCGTGTCGCCAGCCGCCACGTCGTTGAGGTTGTACGTGATCTGGGTGACCGTGTAGGTCACACCAGCGAAGGAGAAGTTCGTGCCGGACGAATCATGCGGCGTGCTGTATGACATGCGTCACTCTCTCCACCAAATGTCGTAGGACTGCGTGACCGAATACGAAGGCGGCTGGTCGGAGCCTGCCAGCGTGACGAAGTCATCGACCTCGTTTTCGAGGCTGACCTGCTCCACAACCGTATTGTCCACCGTGCCGCCGTACCCATCCAGAGTGCGACGCATGGCATCAGCCGCCTCGCGGGCCTGGTTGTAGGTCGCCGCCACGACCGTGTAGTCCACCGAAACCCGTGGCACGCCGTGAGGCGAGCCGAGCGTCTGGGTACGCTCGATGCCGGTACGCCTCCACGTGACGAACGGCAGGGCAGACGAGGCTGGGGCGAGCAGAGGGAAGATCCGTGTGCCGACCACGCTGGTCACGGCGGTAGCCGAAACCAGGGCGTCGAGCAGTACCTTTTCCGGGGACTTGTAGCTCATTTCCTGCCTCGTCCGAAGCCGCGACTCTTCACGCCGGTAGCCAAGTCCTTGAGAGCATTTTCAAGCCGCACCGCCATCTGAAGTTCAAGAGTTTTCCGAACCTCGGGCAGCGAGCGAGCCCATGCGGTCTTGACTGGCGCAATCCCTCGCTTTCCGCCGACCGGCATCTTGCCGAGCTCAACCTTCTGGCCTCGCTTGGCGACCTTGAAGAATGACTTCGGAAACGGCTTCGTCCGAATCTTTCCGGCGTTCTTACCTCGCTTGGTCGTCAAGACCTGGAACTTGCCCTGACGATCTACGGTCTTGCTCCAGTAGGTCGATGCGTACCTGCCCTTGGCCGTTCGACGCTTTGTGCCGAACTCCACAAACCCTTGATGAAATCCTCTCGCCTTCTGGCCCGCGCCGGTTGCCGCTTGGTAGCCCACGAGAGAGACGGCGTTTCCGCTCTTGTACCGCTTGACCTTGGTGGCGATTGATCGCTTGAGGTTGCCGGTCGGGCCTCTGGGCGTGAGCTGACGCAACTTCGTGAGTGCGGGCCTCGATGCAGACCGCAGTGCGGCACCGAGGTAACGTGCCGAGATGTTCTTCGGAAGCCGACTGAAAGCCGCTCGGAGGACGGCGAGTTCCTGAGAGTCGAACTCAACCTTGACGCGAGTGTCTGCCATTACGTCCGCTCCTCGCAGATGCACTCGTGCTCGCTGCGGTTGTTGTGTTCAAGGAGCGACACGATATCGAGCGTCCTGCCACGCCACGCGAACCGCATCTGCTGCGTGAGTCCAGGTATGTATCGGGTCCGCACGCGGTGCGTGACGGTCACCTCCTGCTGGTTCGCTGATAGTGCCTCGCGGGCTGACACGCCCTCGACGCTCGCCCATACGGCTGTCGAGTCGCTCCACGTCAGCACCGTCTCGCCGATGGCGTTCGTCGCCCCGGTGGCGATCTGCACCGTCACTCGCTCGCGGAGTTTGCCCGGATCGATCACGTGTAGCTGCCCCACTTCACAGAGTCGAGGAGTGCTTTCACGCCGAACGGCATCTCGGAGAG